ATCGATACTTCTAGACGAAGTGTCATTTTCTTTTCTAATGGACCCAGCCCCGCTAGACGCGAGGTATGGCCACTTTCATCCACCATATGTACGACGTTTCAATGAGAGTTGTAAGGTTGCTGATGCTCGCCAGTGGGGCATGGATCAGTATTTTACAGTGTTCTGCATTACCGTTCACGAGAGGTATGTAGACGTTTGTCACACTCACAGTCAACTGCGTGATATAGCAGGGGAGAAGACCAAAAGCAAGTTGTACCGACGCTTTAACATGCGGACTTGCTCGGCCTTTAAGGCCAAACATGGTTGTGAATTGCCCAGTAACATCTCTTTAGGAGGTTATGTGGGCGATAAGCCGCCACCTGGTTTTCGAGTACCCGCTGAAGCGGTTTTCAGAGAGAGTTTCGACCTGTTACCTTATGATTGCGATTGCGTCCGAACCGTTAGGTGTTTGAAGTGTGCTAAACCTTGCCCTAGGATCCGTGGAAATTCTTACCATTGCCGGAATTGTGATTGCACCCAGGCCCGTTTAGACGGGTGCCCTTGGTGGATTGTCAACAACGTTTCGGCGAGGGAAGCCAGAGATTTACTTGAAGAGCACTACCGTGCTGAAGCTGATGAAGCTAGACGAGATATGTTTGCTGTTGACTATGAGATCCGAGAATACATCCATGATTTGTACCGACATGTTACTGCCGATTCCGAAATCCCGGCTGATTACGCTGGACCCCATCTTTACCCTTTGAGCCTTGAGCCCGCTGATTGCCCTGTATGTTATGAGAACGTGCCTATGATGTTGTTGGACTGTTCTCATGAACTGTGCAGTGTGTGCATGAACAAACTTGCTTTCGCCTCCGGTGCGTTTGCCAGGAAATGTCCATGTTGCCGTGCTGATTTAGCGCCTCGAGCGATTCCCGTGAATGTTGCCAACTCTAACGAATCTGTTACAGAAACCGAATCCCTATCTATTCCTTATCCTAACGCTAATTTGGACGTTGTAGTTGATGAAGATTGGCCCCAAGATGACACCTTTTTCCCACACCCGGACATGAGATTAGCTGCTCAAGAAGTTCATGATATAGCGCCTGCCGCTGAAGAACGGACTGGAGCTGGTGATATTGTCGAACAGGCCCCGCCTCTTGATATAGCTGCTGAAGCTGAAAAGGCTAGACCTCGCACTCGTGGTGGCAAACGTAATTGGGCCAAACAAGCTGGTTACTGTTATCTCCGTTTCGTGCCGAAGAAATACCGCAAGACTTTTATGATGAAGCTGGGCAAGAAACCTACGCTAGGCGACTTTGCGGCTCTGTACTCCCAGTACGCGGATCTCACCCCCAGGAACGCCAAATTTGCTTGGAGAGGCTATGGTTACCACGTCGTTTCGCACAGAGCTTGGCCTTCTGTCGAGCAAATGGCTTATCTCCTAGCTTCGACTCCTTCCGCTAAGGTTGGAAGTGAGGATTGGGACGATGAAGTCGAAGAGCACGTTAGGCAATTTTTGGCGGGACCCCATATGCTTGCCGATTCCGTTCTGGAGGAAACGGCCGCTGAAGATTACTCGTGGGAACCCAGGAAAGTTGGGGGAGCCGGTTTGTGCTGGACGAAATTAGGTCTCAGTGAGCATGCGGACACTTATAGGGACATGACAGCCGAACGTCTCGTTGAGTTGATCGACAAGCGGCCAGCATGGCGTAAGCTAACCCAGATGTTCGTGAAATGGGAGATTCAAGAAGACGACGATTATCACGTGGAAGCTGTCGGTCATTGGATGGGCCCTGACATTCACCCTGGGGCAGATCTTAAGTTCATCGAGGATGGTTATGTGCCCCTGGCCGAATTCACTGAAGCTCTGAAGGAAGCTCCTACTAAATTGGTTGGCGTCGCGAAAGTGTCTCATGTCGATAGCGCTATCAATAAGCTTATGTCACCCGATGTACGCTCCGCTATGGAGCGGCTGAAACAGGCAGATATCAAGGAGCAAATTGATGAGGTTCTGGAGATATGTCCGTACTATGTGCCTGTGGAAGTGCAACATGTGGCTGAGAGTTTAGCGATTCCATGGAGTGCGGACATCGGCAAAGTTCATCCTCATCCTCTGCACGCTGCAATTAGGCGCTGGATGTATCTGGTGACCATTCCCAAGTACATTAAACAGGACACAACAGTGGTAGGCATGAAACCCTCTCACTTCTCCATGTTGAAAAGAGCAGTCGATCAATTGCACGGGGAGGGCAGATACAAGTTGGAGTTGGTGAATCCCATATGCGACCTTAAAGACATCGCAAGGTATGCTGATACCGGCACCGTGCCTGATACCGTCTGGTCGTTGCCTGCGATAAATACCCCGGCAGTTTTGTGTGATGAAAGTGGGCAGTTCCTAAGTGCTGCTTGGCTTGTTGCTATGAGGAAGCAGAATCCTGATTTGCAAACCGTTATGTTCACTTCGATATTCCCACTCGAAAGTCTTGAATTTCAACAGAGCCCAGAACCGGCCTTTGCAGATTGGCGAATAAGGGATGGCATGAAAGGGAAAGTGCTTGTGTACATACCCGAAGGAGACGCAGGTGGCAAGTATGAGCAACCTTATGATCCCTCAATGATTTTGGCTCGCTCTGTTCAATCTGACGATGGCAAGGTAGTCTGGAACGGCGGAGTAGTCGAAGGAAAAGGGCATCACCGCTTGCATGTATTTTACCACTACAATATCCAGTCTCCCGAATTCATCCCTGTGCTAGTGAAGCAACTTATGCCGCTACCGAGACTTTTCCGTGGTCAGCCTGAGACGCAGCCCATTTGCGTCGAGCACTACGTGAAGATGTATCAGTATGCGAAAGTGTTGGGCGACGAGAATCCGAAGAATCAATGGGGAAAGATTAGGCAATTTGGGATTGACAACGGTTTTTATGCTCCTGTGGGAGACCAAGAGTGGCTCATCAAAGTGGTGCTGAAGGCTGCCAAGATGTCGTGTTCAGCCGATTTGCAGGTGAAGGATTATGACAATGTCGGAGAGGAGTTGTACTACAAAACCGTTGGTCATCTGGTTCGTATTTGGGATAAAGCCTTTAAGTTGCGCTACAGTGAGCGTAGACGCGAGATGATCAACAACAGTGATCCTTGGCAGATCTGGGATACCATCGATGTGCTGGTCAAACCGAACAGTGACGGAAGTGTTTATGGCACAAGTTGGAAGACTCCGAATCAACCAAAACCTCAATTCTGGCGCCGCTTTAGAAACTGGCTAAAGGTCTGTTTCTTGACGAGCAAACGTGAGACGCCTGACGAGTATAAGGTGAAAGTGGACTCGACTGGCAAATTGATCTTCCCCTTCCTAGCTCTTAGTCATTTCAATCGGGCTATGGTGGGCTGGGAGTTCATTAAGGAGAGCCAGCGTGTTCATTACCTCAATTATTTCGAACGCAGAGAAGTCGCTCACGTTATTCCACCTGAGAGTTCATGGGTTAGGAATCGAACTAAGGCTGTTCTCGCCGACTGGGTGGGACAACCACCTCCATTGACTCCTCCTGGGAGCCCTAAGATGCGTCGGATGAAAAGCCTACCTAATACCAAAGCGAAGGTTGGAGGTTTGGTCGCGAGCACGTCGAAGTCAGAGAAGCAAGAAGGAGATTCAGGGATCGACTTGATAGTTGGAGAGAATTTACCACCGGTGAGGATCTCATTAGATCCGCAAGCCACAGACGTTTTGAGAGTCGAAAGTAGAGAAGTTCTTGACGAAATATACGCACCGCATGAAGAGGCGGCAGAAAAAGCGAAAAACAATGAACCGTTGATACAGTTTACGCCTAAAATATTACCAGCTACTCCTAGAATATTATACCAGATTTGCCTCTTTTGTTATCTAATGAGAACCGAATTGTACAACCAGATACTAACCATTTGCGTTTGATTACCCAGTCTGATTTTGTTCGGCGCGGAGGCGACGTAAACCAGTTTGAAGCCTACGCGGAGAATCAATCGTTGTCCCTCGGCGCCGGCAATGAGGCCGAAGCGAGGATTAGGGACACTTTGTATTTGACTCCAGGCGCCGCTATTAATGACGTTCAAGTCACCAAAAGGCCTATTGTTGAGGAAGGTATGCGAAGGGTACCAGACAGTGTTGCTCCGTTGATTGCTGAAGTCAGAGAGAAAGCCAAAGACAAAGGAAAGGGGAGAGCCGGAAATGCCGGCGATCTAGAAAGACCTTTCCATGCTCAAACGGCATTGATCGAACGACGTGATAAAGCAAAAGATAACAGGAAGAAAGCGGCTGAGTCTTATGATAAGTTGATGCGGGCAAGGCCTAGGACTAGGACCCACACTTCAACTGCAACTGGGGAGACGATGTGGGATCATTTCTTCCCTCTGACAGCAGGGCACAGGTTCAACAAAATTCCCTATAGAGATGTGGCAGAATATCCTTCAGTTCAATATCCTGAGGATGATTGTGTGTTGGAAGCAATGAGCGCCGCGACTAGGCAGCCAAGGGAGATCTTGATGATGTTGATATGCCGAGTGTATCCCAGAGACGAGAGTAGGAATCCAGCTAACTTGAGCCTGAGAGTGATGGACGCCGTGGCTTTGCACTACGGAACGCACTTTAGAGTGACTGATGATAACGGTCTAGTTCTGTTTGATTACGGGGTCAAAAGGGCTAGGACCTACGCCCGGTTCCTGCTCAAAGATGGTCATCTCACTTGCTTGGACCCAATGCGAGCACTGGTAATAACAGACCCCAGACCGAAGATGGGGTCGCGTAAGGAGCACATGGCGCTATTCAATACCGTGAAGGCGATACCGATAGTACAGTTTAGGATGTGGATGCCCAGCAAGAAGCGAGCTGCTGATTATGTAAGAGCCTTGATCGCAGGGACCACTGGACTTCTTGGTGAACCTATTAACCGCGAGAAACTTATGGAGTGGGATAGTAGTGTTGCTTCATTCAGGGCCACTGCTAGGGACTCTAGGCAGATTTCGGTGATATTGGGAGATCCAGGATGTAGGAAATCCTCTGCCCTGCAGAAAATCTTAAGAAAGGACGAGTTCAAGAAGTTGGGCAATTTCACTGTGATCCTACCCACGAACGTGTTGGCGCAAGATTGGCGAGATAAGTTGGACGCCACCAAAGAAGACAACAGGGGTCGAGCTATGCCGGGGGAGATGGTGATGACTTTTGAAAAAGCACTGGCCAGAGTTTGCAACAGCTCTCTTGTTGTGACTGATGAGGACAAATTTCCTAAGGGGTACTTGGATCTGCTGGCGATACTAAGCCCGGACATACACGCTTTCATTTTCCTGGGTGACCCTTGGCAAAGCACTTGGCATGAACCTAATGCCGATTGTCTTCTCAATGATCCAAGCATCATTGGGAACGCTAAATATCTGTCACAGTATAGCGGCATGTTCATGCTTGGCACCTGGCGGTATGGAGAAGGGATTGCTAACTTCTTCAGGCAACCAACTTTTGTGGCCCGAGACTCAGGTTTCAGGTTCTGCGACGTCATGCCCACAAAGTATGAAGAAATCATTCAGCATTTCCCCCATTTGGTACCAGCGGACTTACTACGAATGTGGGACACTAGGTTGGAGCTGTATGCTGCCCATTTTGACACTGTTTGGGCAGAGCAATTGAGGGGTAGTGATGCTGTATCATTTGCTGGATCGCAAGGCTTGACCGCATCTCTAGTGATCATCGAAGTGGACGAGCGAGTTTTACGGGGTAGTGACCCCAAGTTGTTGTACACAGCGATGACGAGAGCACCTTTCATTTTGTTCGTCCAGAAATGGGGACAGAATGGAAGGGCAGACTTGCACGAGGCGAGCCATCCCATTTTCCGAATACTACGACATTACCGAATCAATTATCATCCTGGCAAGCGCACCATTATCGAACCTGATCACACTGTTGACATCAGAGAGGCAACCAACGACCCATTTCCAGAAACGATGGAGTTAGTGCTCGCTGGCCCAAAAGAGAAGATGCAGAACATGCAGTTTTTGAGCCGATGGTATGACTTCTCGAGTATGCGAGTGATTGACCCAGATGATACCAGAGCGGGCGCTAGGCTCGATTATGACGATGACGTTTACAAGGAGGCGTACGATTTCAAACCGCACATAGACAAGACTGTTGAACCCGATGTGATAGAGCCAGTTATGGCTGAATTCGGGTTACCGGCAGTTAAGTTGCCAACGGCTTTACCCCGAGCTGACAAGGAGGTTTTCGTGGAGTTCCACAATGCTCAGAGGTTGGAGAGGTACGAAGCTGAAATTTTCCTGAAGGAGTACTCGGTTCAAAAACCAGACACCCCGCAAAGACGTGGGGACGCTGTAAAAGTCATGAGGGCTTTGGTGACTAAAGCCGAGGGAAAAACCGCCGTGTTGAGGCGCCGCAATGTTCAGATGATGTTATCACAATTACCCGAAACGCAACACCCACTCTTCTACAATCCCGATCTGTTGAACTGGGGCCTTGATCAACGAGCTGATGACAAGGTCTCTTTCCTAGCTGCTGTAAAGCAGCGTATCCGCTACCGATCCATAGAGCAAAACAATGCTCAACTAAAAGACCAACGAGATTTCGGTCTCTTATGTTGGAAGAGATTCAAGAGATATATGAATTGGGGAGCACCAATACCGTTCAACGACTTGGAGTACCAACGAGCAATTCAAGCTTTTCAGATAAGGAGAGGGGAAAGATCCGAAGCCATGAAGCGCGGCAGTCTCAATCGAGCAGACCCTGACTACGGAATATTCCTAACCGCGAAGACGCAGATGAAAGTCAAAGAACGAGAGAGTGGGACGATGGCTAAACCCTTGCAACCGGTGGTTATTCATGCTGACAACTATCTGTTCAAATTTGGCCCAGCTGGCATTTATCTACTGGAAAAAGTCCTGGAGAACAAACCGGACTGGTGGCATTTCCATGCCAAATGTGACCACAGAGATCTGCAAGCCTGGATCAAGCGCTGGTTTGCAGATGATTGTGATTTCCAGATGAATGACCAGAAGGGACAAGACCAGAGTGTGCAGGGTTGGGCCGTCGTTTTCTTTTCGGAGCTCTTGACGTTCTTTGGGTTCTCAGATCAGTTCGTGTTTGACTTCAGGTCAGACAAAGTTTCCAAGACTATCAAGGACAAGGTCCTTGCCATCATGACGAACTCGGGGGAGATATGGACCTACCTCATCAATACTATGAGCAGCGCTGCTAGAGAATGCGCGATGTATGATTTGCCTCCCGGCTTACCAATGGCTAATGGAGGTGATGATCTCATGAGAGCGCCATATGGGTCGCTCGCTTTTGACTATGTCAACGTCAGAGACCAAGACCCGACAATCGACAAACGCTATCTTTCAGATAAGGGGGACTTTATATCCTTCTTTGTGAGAAAAGGTGTCCTTACCAAGGATCCCATTATCTTGCTAAAACGATTCCTTATTAAAATCAGCCAAGGGAAAGCTGAGGATGCGGTGCTGGGTTACTTCGATCTATGGAGTATGAATTACGCATTAGGCGATGTCTTGTATGACGTCTTTGACGAGGACGAAATGGAAGCTCATTCACTGTTGACCCGAATCATGTTCAATCTGAGAAAAGAAGGTCTTCAAACGAGACCTGATTGGACCAAGGTAAGGATAGATGGTGAACTGCATGAAGAAAACGCCTACAAGTGGTTCACTGAATTAAGTGAAGTGCAGGAGCAGCAAATGTTCGCGGATGTATTAGTACGTCAAGAAGTTAAAGGTATCGTTTCCGAATTTCAACAAGCGAAATTGGATATTAATGCCCTTTTTGCGTGATTATACACCGAACGGTTTGCATCTCTTGTTCTATCATGGAAAATCAGGCCACTGAAAAACTCACTAATCCCGCTCCTCACGAACCATCGATCGCTGGTTCTCAGCCATATACCGATATCATATACGTCGAAATTACCAAGGGTTATGATGATTTGCTTTGGAAGTTGGTGAAAGATTGCCTTGGAGGTTGTGGCAGGGTGGATCTTCACAAAGTGGTCGTTTCTGGTGTTCTATCTGCTGCTTCAGAATGTGTCCAAGTTGGGTTTTGTGGCGACAACGATTCCTCAGGGATTGGTTTCAATAGTCTCAAACCTAGTGGAGCCTACATTAAAGCTGGCGCTCAGATCATTGGGATGTCATTCCAAAAAGAACTCGTTCCCGAATCTCTATATTCCCGTCAACTCTATCCTCCATCAGGGGCTTTGCCCCAAATCAAGCTTCAGTTTTCTGCTACGAAAGATATGCCAGTTTTGCTTCAAGTCTATGTTCGTGTTTTGGATTATCGCTTTCACAAGATTGTTTACGCTTAGGATGATAATGGTTCTGATATAGCTGTCAAGCTGATAACCAATGATGATGATCATCCATCCAATCCCCCTCCTGCTATTGTTTTCGAAGAATATACCGAAGAAAATCCTGAAACATCAGAAAATTACGAATCAACAAAAACATTTGAAAATTCAGAAAATCAACAAAAAAAAGAAGATGAACATTATGTATCGTATCTTGTGGACGGTGAAAAGTGGTACATAGAGACCAGTGAAGTTGTTCCTTTGAAATATCCGAAGATGAAGGGTTACGTTCTCGCTTATCACTTTACTGACGACAATTGGACGTTGACGTCTAAATTTTCTAAACGAATCTTTGCTCCTAAGAAGCAAGAATTGGATGATTTTATAAAATTCTACCAAATGGAATTCCATCAAGTGAATTTCGATTTTTCTTTTTCTCTCGATTAGCTATTAGCTGATACAAACGAG